ACCACTACCACTACCACTACCACTACTACTACCACTACCACGGTCGCCCCTGACACTACTCAAGCCACGAGTCCACCCCAAACGAACCCCCCTTACGTGCCTCCCGTCGTAGAGACGACAGTACCAGCACCGCCCACGGCGACAACAACAACAATTCCAGAAGAATCCACCGAAACGACGCCTCCTGAAGAAACATCACCTGAAACCGAAGAGCCGTCCACGACAGCCCCAGAAGAGCCGGTACCAGTAGAAACAACCCTACCCCCAGTTGAAGAAGAGACCACAGAACCCGAAGAGGAAGAAGAAGTAGGTCCACCAACCACATTCCCTCAGCCTACCGAGGTTGCCGACGTTTTCGACGAGTTGCCGGAGAACGCATCCGCGGAAGAGTTCGCCGAAATCATTGAGGAAATTGACTTCACGGAAGTCACCGATGAGGACCTGGCCGGGGTGATTGATTCCGTGTTCGACGAGTTGACCGAGGCATCCGAGTTGACCGAGGTGCTGGAGACCTTCGTCGACGCCGACCTGACCGACGAGCAACTTGAGACGGTGCTTGACAAGGCGTTCGAGGACATCTCCGACGCCGAACAAGTCACGGAAGTCCTGGTCTCGCTTCTGTCGAAGGACCTTGACGACGAAAAACTCGAGGCGGTAATGGAAGCCGTGTTCAACGAAAGTGCATCCGTGGACGAGATGGGGGCCGTGGTGACGGAACTGCTCGACGGCGAACTTTCAGGCGAAGAACTCGTGGCCGTGTTCGACGCGGTGTTCGACGATGACCTTTCCGATTCGGAGACCATCGCATTGGCCGAGGAAGTCCTCAAGGGCGAGCTGGACGCGGAAGAATTTGGAACGGTCATTGATGCCATCTTTGACGAGGTGGTGACCGACGAGGTCTTGATTGAAACGTTCACCGCCGTTTTGGAGACGGAACTTGACGCGGAGAAGTTCGAGGCGGTGGTGGACGTCCTTGGGTCGGAGGTCATATCAAAGGAGCAGGTTTCCGAGGTCGTCACATTGATCATTGGGCAGGAGGGTGGGGTTGATTCGGGACAGGCAACAGAACTCGCCACAAGCGAGAAGGTGCTGGAGAGCATTGACGGCGAACAAGCAACGGAAGTGTTTGATGCCGTGGTTGCGTCAGAGGTGTCGCCAGAGGATGGGCTAGAGATAGTCATTGCCGTCCAAGATGCGCCTTTAGAGGTCAAGGAAGCATTCGAAGAAGAAATAAATGTATTTGCTGGCGTGTTTGACAACTATGTCGCTTTGGGTTCCGAAATTGATGTTGGCGACCGCCGAACCGTTATTGCTGTGAGCGTCGTCACCGGCACGGTGGCTCTCAGTGCCGCTTCCGGGGCTTCGCCCGCCCCGAGCGGCGGGGGCCCGACCGGCCCGACCGGTCCGACCGGCGCGAACGACGCGGCGCGCAGGGAGGACGAAGAGGAGGAGCCAGCCGGAGAACTGGCGGGTGACGGAGTAGAATGGGTCAGGAATATTCGCATATTTAAGTATGAGCACGGAGTTAAGAAGTTGGACTGGAATGCTTTTTTCAAAAAATTCTTGCTGGGGATATTCAACGCAGGTTGGACTATCTCCGGTGCGATCATTCTCTACCTGACCCTCTCGGGCACCCTGCAAAAAGTCGCAGGTATCGCCTCTTTTGTGGCTTTTTCCATGGCGATGTACGTCCACATGAAAGAACCCGAGTAGCCATTTAGTAAAAGCGCATTTTTTTTGCGCACTATTATTGATGTACAATTTTGGTGCCCCACAAGGGCGTGCTTTGGAGGCACCATGTCGAAAGTTGAATGGAACATCATAGTCCCCGTCAAGCAGCCTGCCGACCTCAAGGGCGTGCAACCAGGCAAACTCCCAGAATCCCTGCTCCGGCCCGCAGCGGGCGGCGGCAAGCTTCACTGGCTTACGGCAGCAGCATGGGCCGCAATGGTCGAAGCAGCGAAGGCTGATGGCATTGAACTTAAGCCAGTTTCAGCTGGCGACACATACAGAACATACGAGTCGCAGCTGACAGCCTTCAAACAAAGATACACGGATGTTCCCAACGGCAACCAGACGCGCACGTTTGAAGGAAAGAAGTGGTACAAAAAGGACCCGAAACTGGCGAGCCTCGCTGCGCCAGGGACCTCTCAGCACAACACGGGATTGGCCATTGATGTCCACACAGCTGGTGAACCAAAGCGCCTCAAGTGGCTGATTGGCAACGTTCGCAAGTTCGGTTTTAGCTGGGAAGTTGTTCCAGAGGAACCATGGCACCTGCGGTACACCGAGGGTGATAACCCACCTGCAGCAGTCGCTGAATGGATGGCGAAGAACAATGTGCAGAGGCCATCGGGCGCCCCAGTCACATCACCTGGCGCTCCGGCTATCAATCTTGCCGTCGCTCCACCGACTAGCGCACACAAGGACGACGGTGGAGACCTGGACCCAGGCGACAGCGGTCCACGAGTAACAAAACTCCAAGAAGAACTCGCTGAGCGTGGTTTCTATAAGGGCACACCGGACGGCCAGTTCGGCCCGAAGACGGTGGCGGCGGTCATCGCCTACAAGAAGTCCAAGAACTTCGGCGAAGGCCCGAAGGCGGGCAAGCGCGTTCTTGATGATTTGGGCATAGGGCTATGAGCAAATACTCACAGGGCGAGCCCACGGTCAAGGAGGTCCGCAACGCGGAGTTCATCAAGTCAATCATCGTGGGGCAACCGAACTCGTCGGCGAAACCTCGGAAGAAATCCAGGAAGAAGTAGTTTTGCGATGGACGCTACATGGGCAGCCGTTGTCACCGGGGCATTCGGGTTGCTGATGTTCCTGGTCGAGAAAAGTCGCCGGGAAAACGTCCGCGACCACGGCGTCGTACACGAACAACTCCGGGACCTGAAAGCAGACATCGCGGATATTGACGCCGATATAAATGTTGTCGAAAAGAAAATTGACGGTCACCTGAACGACCATCTAAACAATTTTTCCCAAAGAAGAGTGAAAAATGAAAAATAAAGATTTATTCATCAATGTCCTTCTTAGAATTCTTGCTACTTTCGCCGCATCTGGTCTTGGTGTTATCGGCGCAGGCACAATTGCGGGCGTGCCCGTGCTCAAGGCCGTCTTCATGGCTGGAATTGCAGGGGTTGCAGTAGTCGTAGAGGGTTTGTCTCGCGCCTTCCTTGAGGACGGCAAGTTGAGCAACGCGGAGATAAACGAAGTTTTCAATAAGGTAGACAAAAAATCGCCAGCGAAGGCTAAGGCGAATCAAGCGGATTAGCCCTCAGAACGAACGAGTGAAAAAGTGAATCACGACCACCTTCCAACAACAGCAGGGTTTCCTCTTACCGAGATGGAGATTATGTGGATTCTCATGGTTGTTATGTTTGCGTGGAATTTTGTTATGACGTACCAACATCGCACACTAAAGAAAAAAACAGACTGCTCTTGTGGGCGCGTAGGTGATAGCAATCCAGCGAAAGCAAAGGCTGGCGATGCGAGGTAACCACGAAAAGTCTGAGTGCCAGTGTGCACATTGCGGTTGTGAAACTCGGTGCGTGGACGATTGTCCTTGCAGCGAATTAATGGGTGCCAGCGCATGCACGAGCGAACACGATTAATCAAACTGCTTCCAATCATGCTGATTGCGGCTTCGGCTTGTGGTTACGACGGTTCTTACCGCTACTCGTGCCAAGACCCCGCAAACTGGGGAACCAAGGAATGCGAGCCACCAATCTGCGAGGTGGACGGAAACTGCACAAAAACACTACTGGGCTTTGACCCGACGGAGACAACAGATGATAAGTAAATCAAATAACCGCCCGCGTCTCACGGCTGACGAACTTGACGCACGACTGAAGTTCGTTATTGGCTGTATTCTTGGCTTTGTCCTTCTGATTACTACGGTTGGTGTCCTTTGGGCGCTCGTGTTTGTTACTCAACCAATTGGCGCTCAAGCAGAGAACGACAAGATGTTCTTTGGCGTGCTGTCCAGCGTCGCCACCTTCATCACGGGGACGCTCGCCGGGATCATGATCTCGACCGGGCGAAACAAGGATGAAAGCGCTGATCTGGAACTGCTGAACGATGACCTTGACGAGGAGTAATATCGCCGACGATGGACGAGGAGCCCAACATCTACGACCCCGAGGACAGGGAGGGGTTCGTCTACGATCCCGAGGTGGCCAGTCGACGATTTTGGGAAAATGAAAGTCTGGATTGACCAGGACCTATGTACTGGAGATGGCCTCTGCGCGGAAATCGCCCCCGATGTGTTCGTCATGCTGGAGGATGGTTTGGCGTACGTGCAGGAGAATGGGAAGATATTTTCGAAAGCGCGCGGCAACCCAGAAGGCGCCGCCGGCACGGCTTCCTTCGCCGACGACAGGCTTGACGACGTGGTCTCAGCCGCCGAGGACTGCCCCGGCGAGTGCATATTCATTGAGCTGTGATCTGTGGACCATTCGCCCGAGGTTGCGGCCTGGCTCGGTTGCGAGCGCGAGGATCTCTGGGTATTTGACAAGCTCATAGTCGCAAGAATGGCGGGCCACGTTTGCGGGCCCCGCGGTGTGCCGGTCCCCGAGGCGGGGAACTACATGGTCAGGCCGACGTTGAACATCGAGGGCATGGGGGAAGGGGCGAGGATCGTGCGCCTTGAGCATTGCACGACAGAACTCCACCCCGGCGAGTTTTGGTGCGAGATCTTCGAGGGCGAGCACCTGAGCGTTGACTACAGGCGGTACGAACCGGTCCTGTCCGTCGTCGGCACCCGTCACCCCGTAGATTTTAGGCGTTTCTCGAAATGGGAGGTCGCCGAGCACTCCCTCCCATTGCCGCAATTCATCGGGTACCTACCCCTGAGGTACGCAATACTGAACTGCGAGTTCATCGGGGGTAAGTTGATCGAGATACACCTACGGGGAAACCCCGACTTTGCCCACGGCAACACGTCCGTGATCCCCTGGTGGGACGACGAGCCCGACCCGCGACCAAACGGCTACAGGTACATAGACGACGAGGGGACCGAACTGCAGGGTGGTCGCCGAAGGGGCATTTGGGTCAGATAAAACCTCGGCGGGCGACGTGCCCGAGCCACGAGGCAAACCGTGGCAGAGACGGAACTGAGTCAATTTTACAACAATCCTGCCTACCCTGCGGTTTTCTTCCCCAAACTAGACTTGGAGTGGCTCGCACCGCTCAAAAAAGACCCTCCTTTTTCAAATTTATCTGGAGATTCAATGGTTGAACAAGTGATGAAATGGCACGAGGACGGCCATTCCTTCCGCGTCGTGATCGACAAGTCCACCTTGCAGATAGTGGATTTCCACTGCCCCCACCGGGTCGAGGAATCCCCCGCCTGCCGGATGAACGACGAATGCGCGGTCGAGCGTTTCGTGATGGAATACGGCTTTGACTGCAACGTGGGGGTGGCCCCAATAGACGGAACAATGGAGATCGCGTGGACGCTTGTCGGCGACGCCAAGGACTACGCGACATGCCAAGTGTGGATTATCCCCACGACGGACGAGTTTTTTGCGGCGTGGGCGAACAGCCAGAAAGCGGAGTTGCAATCCGAGGGCTAGACGTCAACTAATCTTCGAATTATGAACAAGTCGGAAATCAAATGGAAGAAATACTTATTAGCTCTCAAAGAATATGCTCAACTCAACGGGCACACGGCCGTGCCCGCCGACTTTGGGACGCAGGTCGACGGGTCGCCGCTAAAACTTGGGAACTGGGTCGGTTACATACGGTTGAGGGGAAGGACGGGCAGGCTCTCGCCGGCCCGAAGGTCAGATTTGGAGAGAATCCCGTGGTGGACCTGGGACGCCAGAAAGCCAGGCCCAAGGGGGAATCCCGCCCGCGATGCCGAGATTGCGGTTGCGAGGAGGGGCGGGCGAAGCCTACAATCGATTGCGATGGAATGGAATATATCAAGGCAACGGGTGCATCAAATCGTCAAAAACCAGGAGGTCTCGGCGTGATCAAGTTCGTGTCGGGTCTAGGCGTCTCTTCTGGCTCCCTTGCGATCTGCCTTCAGGTCATCGCCTGGGTCATCCGGGCCGAGACTGGCGCCGAGATAAACGTTTCATGGTTCGGCTCCTATGTTGGATCGGCGGCGTTCCTGTTCGGCCTCGCCACGGTCAAGGCGATTTTTTCCCCAGCAAAGACCCACTAAATCGGGGACCCGGGCAGGGGGAAGTTCTCGGATGAAAGTCAACAAGAAAAAGGCCCCCCAGCGAAAGGTCCTCGAGATCACCCGCACTGGCAAGTGGGGTTCCGTCGTCTACCTCCATGCCCTCGAATGCGGCCACATAGAGGAGAGAAAAAGGCCGGCGAGAACCGCCGTGGTCGCCTGCGCCAAGTGCGTGATGGCCGAGGATTTCGGACAGCAGACCCGGAACCTCGTCAGGATGGGGGTCGGGTACGAGACGATCACCGAGATGGAGCTGACCCCCGACCCCATAGAAGTGTTGTTTTCGTCGTCGGAACGCAACATCGAGAGGATTAAGTCAAGAATCGCCGACATGCTGGGCATACATCCCGACGACGTGAGCGTCTTCGTGGAGCAAGACGAGAACATGCTCGTATCGGGTGCCACGGTGTTCCTGTCGGCTACCGACATCGCAAGGCTTTGCGAGAACCCCTAGTCCTTCTTTTTGCAGCGGTGGGCGAATTCAGGGCCCCAGGTGCACGGGTCCCATGGTCCCCAGCCCGAGTACTGGTAGAGCAGATATCCCGCCTTGAGGTTTGTCAAGGGATTCAACAATGGCTCTTGTTCGCATATCCCGAGATCAAGGCAGACCCGTGCCCATTTATTCCTCTTGGTGTTGTAATTGACGCCGTTGATCTGGAGCAGGCCCGTGTCGGACCTGTGGTTCCATTCGGACACGCCCGTGATGACGCAGCTCTTGTCGACGACGTCGCCGCCCTTGCGGTTCGGGCATCCACCGGATTCCCTCAGGACTATCTCGGCCAGTCGTTCGTGGGTCCCCGCGGGCCAGCCCGCCCTCTCCGCCAGGCTGGGTAGCCAAGAGACGTCGCCGTGCGAGAAAGTAATGTCCTCGAATTTGATGCGGTCAGTATTCTCGTCTCGAGGTCCCGGTCCCGGTCGCATGGCCTCAAACCGGTCTTTTTCGGGCCTCTCGGAGAATTCGGGCATCGCCCTCGCGAGCCCATGCAACTCGCCCGGGAACGAAAGAGGTGCCGCCGAAGACATGGTTGCTATGCCCACGAAGACGCTCATCAGGATGACGGTTATGGAGGCAAAAACCTTTGTTAGACGATTCAACCAATTTCTCCTCGGTTAGGGAATGGGACGGCGACGACGTGGCTTCCAAAGAGCCAGACTCAGTCGCTTCTAGATGCTCATCCTTTGATAAGTCATATGATCAAGTATAGCCAAGGATGCGGTGCTGACGATGCTTAAAGACGATCATAGCGGTCATATGAAGGCTATTTTAAGCCAAATTGAAATTTTTAGGAGATTTATTTGACCGGACAGGCCCCGGTTGAGCAATCTTCAAGGGCGAGATCGCCGGTACCCGCATTCTGCATGACCACGGAGAAATCCAGTTTGTCGCACAGCTTCTCGTACTGCTCCGCGTCGATCTCCTCGTAGGGCGGCAACGGGAAGTTGTGGTCGCTGTGGAGCAGGAACGACACGGACTTGACGCCCTGGTCGTAGTTCTTGGCCAGCCAGTCCTTTATCCCGTCCAGCTCTTCCTTTTTGTAGTAAACGGTGACCGAGACGGCGTTGTCGGCCCATATCTTCTGCATTCTCTTTACCCATTCAAGCTGCTGGATCGCAGTCATTTCCGACGCCAAAACGGCGTTCTCGGGCGACTTGCAGGGGAAATCCACGACATAGCGATGGTGGTCCTCTCTGCCGTCGATTCCGATGTCCCATTGCACCCTGTATCCGCGCTTGCGACAGAGGTCGACGAGTGGGTCGGCGGCGCCGAATCTCACCCTTCGGATGTAGTAACGGGCGTAGGCGGGGTGGATGCCGGGCGTCACGCCGGGAAGCAGCGATAGGGTGCCCGAGGGTTGCACCGTGGTCAGCCTGACCGAGACGGGCAGGCCGTTGCCCTTGGAAAACTTCTCGTCGTAGTCCCTGAGGTGCTCGTAGGCGGGCGAGAGCCAGGAGATTTGCTCGTCCGTGGCCTGCAGGATCCCCGTGACGTTCTGACCGAGCCGGGCGTTTTTCTTCACCACGTCCGCCGTCTTCTGGTAGGGGTAGGACATTCTCGTCACCTGCTTCTGGACCCTGTAGAGCAGTTCCGAGATCTCCTTGAACTGGCCGAGAGACTCGATGTTCGGTAGGAATATCGTGGCGAGGTTGCAGGATTCGCCGTCGGCAAGACCGATCTCGGCGCAGGGGTTGAAACCCTCGATCGTGGGGTCCGATTTCTTTTCGCCGAGGCGACCGAAAGTCCTCGCAAGTTTCCTGTTCACGAGACCGTACGGCTCCCCCGAGCCGTCGTAACCCTTCCACAGCTCGGGGAGGATCTCGTCAAAGGAGTCGGCATAAATGCTGTTGTTCGAGTTCGCCCTCCACGCTGGGATGGATCCCGACGACCAGTTCTTCGCCCTGAGGAACAGCACGTCGTCGGGGTCCCCGATGGCGATTTGGGCCGAACGCCGCGAGGAACCGGACACCACGATCCGGCCAATTATGTTGCAGATGTCGAGAACGTCGATTGACCTCAGCTTCTTGCCCTCCCGATTCTGCATCACCTTGCATATGTCCTCCACGCCCTCTATCAGGGCCTGCGGACCCGACGCGGTGCCGCCGAAGGTCTTCAGCGGCGCGCCGAACTGGCGAATGAGAATCGTTGAGTAGGTGAAGGATTTGCCCGTTTCGAAAAACGATTTCAGCGAACTGTGGAGCAGGCGGCGCCAACCGCTCCTGCTGTCGGGGACAATTATGTCTGCGTCGTTCGTGCGCTCGTGGGTGATCGTCACCCCAGGTTTCACCTTCGGGAGGTCGTGAATCTTGGACCGCTCGACGGAAAATCCAACCCCGCCGCCGAGCATGAGGTAGTCGAACAGCAGCTCAAAGTCCTCGACGGTTTCGATGTTCGTGAAGTAGCAGTTGTTCAGCGATGTGCCACTGAACTCCTTTACAAGGGGCGTCCCGAGCTGCCACAGGGCCCGGCCTGCTGGCAGACAGCGGAGGTTGAACATGTGATCGAATAGTTTCTCGGCCTCGGCGTCGCTTAGCTGCGCGCCTATCTCGAGCGCGCCGTTGACGGTGCGAGCGCAGGTCTCAACCCATGTCTCGTTCCGCGAGTCGTCGGCGAGCCTCCTGCTGTAGGTGCGGAGATAGACGATCTCGCCCAAACCACCGAAACCCCACGGCGCCTTTTTCGAAGCGTATGCAGACAAGAACTCTTTTGACAATGACATTGAAACCCCCGTTAGTGGAATAGAAGATATTACATCGAGCGACGTAGGTGCTGCCGTCAATCTCGGATAATGCCCAGTTTTTTTGCCTTCTCAAAAGTCACATACGAACCCTTCTTGGCGAGTCGCACGGTGATTTTAGTAAACGGAGTTATCTGCCTCTCCTCGAACACATCCTGCTCAACAAGAATTTTCACCGATGGCTTCAGTGAATCGAGCGCGTTTCTCTCATCCGCAAATGCGATCGACGGCAGGGCATCCGAAACACCCCCGCAGTCGCCCGTCGGATGCCCGCAGACGATGCACGGCTCCCTGTCGGCGCGAAGGTGCGGCCCGCCCTCGTCTTCACGGCGGCGATAAGTCGGCCCCCAACTGAGGTTCGGGTCTTTGAAAATATCCGACATGGTCAAATTTTACATGCGCGTCGCCGACCGGCGAGGATCCCCGCGGGGCTAATGCAGTTTGTGGGATAATGTGGCTGGCATCCAATTGCCAGAATTAGGAATAGCAAAAACCAATGCCAGCAGTAGATAGCTTTCAACATCTTTCCAGGGTCTCGTCGCTCACCCGCGCCGAAGCAGTCACCCCCCACAACACCAACGAGCTGACCAACGTCTCCCGCGCAATCTACGTAGGCACGGGCGGGAACCTCGTCATCGTCATGCAGGGTGGCGCCGAAGTCACCCTGACGGGCGTTGCGGCAAGCACCTGGCTCCCGATACGCATAAAAAAAGTCAAACTGACCGGCACCACGGCGTCAGACATAGTCGCCTTTTCGTGAGACCCAAGAATTTTTACGGGGCGGCCCTCGGCGCGCTACCTTGGTGAACATGGGAAACACCACCGAGTGAATCTCGAGATTGAGCTCTCCTCGTTCGCGACCAAGATTGAGGCCAGCGGCTACGTCTGCAGAATTGAGAAGGGCGACATCCGTCAGAACGGAGTCAGGTACAAGGACCAGGTCAGGAGACTCACCCTGACGCTGCCCGACGGAACCGAGATGGTCCACGAAACCAAGGGTTCTTCGTGCGAAATTAAGGCCAGGAGCTGGCTTTCGGAGGCCACAAACGGGGCTATCACCACCTTCTAGCCCGGGCGTTGTAGTATCTTGTGATGGCCGGTCCGAGCAAAAAGAAGCAAAAACGCGAGGAGAAGAACGACGAGCAGACGGCGTTCGCCTCGGCCTCGACTTCCCCCTACTGCACGATCATGCCGATGAAGGACGCCGCCTTCGCCAGGTTCCACCACCCGTTCCTGTTGAACGACATCCACTGCGCCACGGACAGCGACAAGTTCGCCGACACGTTCGCCCAATTCTGCGAGAAGGGGCTCGCGAAGAAGATGGTCTTGGAGCTGTCCGACTACGCGGACCGCTTGGACGAGCGGTGGAGGCAGGTCCTGGAAAGAGCGGCCAGCCGGGCGAACATCAACATCGAGGAGTACTTCTCGCAAAAAAGCGTCGGCTAGCGGCGCGTCTATCTCCAGGTCTTCTGGCAGGTCTGGCAGGTGGTGACGCCCCACGAGTAGGTGACGATTGAGCAATCTGTCCTGTCGCAGGACTGATGATTTTCTTTCTGCTTCGAAATGGCGTCGCGCACGGCGTCCCTCACCATCTCGGCCATGGAGACACCGAGCGACTCCGCAAACACCCTCCACGATTCGTGCTCGTCCTGAGTCATCCTCATCAGGAACTGCTTCGTGGCCGGGGCCCCCGGCTTGCTGTTCGTGTTGGTTCTCCGCGTGAGCGGCTCGCTCCTCATGACGGCATCCATCGCCGCGCCGAGGTTGTCGTGGGCGTCCGATGTCATGGGTTGAATTCTAGGCTCTCGGCCTCATCCTTCCCGACGACCTCCGCCTCAATCACATCGGACTGCCCGAGAATCTCGTTCACCGTCGACAGCGGCAACGCCCCGCTCCTACCCATCAGCTCGAGAAGCTGCTTCGCCTCGGCCTCGGCCGTCCCGACCCTAAACTCGGCGACGGGCTCCGCACCGGCGAGGGTCGCCCGCACGTTGACCGTCGAGTTCGTCTCCATCTGAATCGCGATGTTGGTTTTCTCCATGCCGAGGAGCCGCGCCCTGCGGTCCATGATGCCGAGCACCTGCTGTATCGCCTTGACGTCGGGCTCGAGCTGGATCTCCTGGCCGTCGTCAGCGGTCACCTTGCGATGCTGGGTCATGGGCCATATGGCCGACTGGAGGGCGTCAAGGCGCTCCAGCTCCATGCGGAGCAGCTCGGGGTAGGCCATCAGCGCCTCCGAGTTCATGTCCTCCAGCACCTTGCGAATTCGGGTCGCCACCCCGCGAGGCGTCATGTTGAACCGCTTGCCGATCTCGGACAGCGCGAGGCCCGCCTGCCTCAGCTTCATTATCTTGCTGTCCCTCTCGCTGAGAAACTCCCGGGTCAGCGCCTTACTCTCTGGCATAGGACGATTATCTCACGTCGACCAGTTCACGGAGTCTCGATGTTCTGCGTGGGCCGAGAGGGGATCGAACCCCCGACCGAGGCATTATGAGTGCCCTGCTCTAACCACTGAGCTACCGGCCCTTGTGCTGACCCGCTAGGGCGTCCCATTCCCTCTCCTTGCGCTCGAGAAAAGCCAGGAAGTCGTCCATGCTCCTGAGGCACGACCTCGGCGCCACGTAGAAATCGTCGTAGATCTCCTTCTTGTGGTCGAACAGGCGGCGGGGCTCCCACTGCGACCTCGTCGAGCCGGGTATGACCAGGCACTTGCTGTTCGCCATGCACACCAGCACGTAGGCGATCGGCTTCTCGGTCTTGCCCTCCCAGCTGCCCACCGTGTCCACGATCATCGTCGCGTACGGGAACGACAAGGGGTCGTCCGTGAAGTGCTTGCCCTGGCCCTTGACCTCTACTGTCCCCGCCCTCGTCACGACGTCCTTCTCCCCGTGCGTGAAATCGGAGATCTCGCTCTTCGTCTGCGCGAAGCGGAGCGGGGGGCAGTAGGCCCAGAGGCCCCTGCCGCGGATCACGCTCGCCACGTACTCGTTGCGGGAATGCCCGTCCGCGAAGGCCCTCCTGTAGTCGACGTCAGACCATGCCATGGCAAGAAACTAGCGCGCCGACGTCGCGGGGCGGGGCGCGGGTTCCCGGGCGCCGCCGCGCCTGTTGTTAGTGTTGTCGGCGAGCACGGAGGAATGGCTTGACATACAACCAGTTGATACGGAAGTTTCCGCCCCAGGTGGTGCACATCCGCAACGCCGTGCCCCTCGATCTGATCGCCGGCGTCAGGACGCCCAACGAGAGGGGTAAGCGGTACAAGGAGGGCGACTTCCTGCCCGAGCTCGACGATTTCCTGCTCTCCTACGCCAAGAAGTACGGCACGCCCGTCGGCTACGACAGGGAGCGCAACGGCGCCATGGTGCAGAACATCTTCCCCGACCGCAAGGAGGCGAAGTCCCAGATCTCGTCGTCGTCGTCCGTGGTCCTCCAGATGCACACCGAGGCCGCGTTCCACCCGTACAAGCCCGACTGGATCCTGCTCGCCTGCGTGAGGGGCGACAAGAGGGCGGCGACCACCTTCGCCACGCTCGACGACATCCTTTACGAGCTGGACGAGAGCTCCATGTGGGAGCTCAGGAAGCCCGACTTCATGACGACGGTCGACAAGAGCTTCAGGACCAAGGGCGAGCCCGACAGGGAGTACATCGTGCGCCCGCTGGTCGGCTCGGGGGACTGGGTGCTGACCTACGACGCCGACCTGATGAGGCCCCTCACCGACCACGCCGCGAAGGCGTTCGGCAAGCTGGGGAGCGCCATCAAGAAGCGCACGCGCAAGATCGTCCTCGACGCGGGGGACATACTCGTGATCAACAACAGGACGACGGTCCACGGCCGCAACTCCTTCAAGGCCCGCTACGACGGGACTGACCGCTGGGTGAAGAGGGTGCTCATGAGGGAGACGATGCCTCCCCCGCGCAAGACGAAGGACGGCGTGATCCTCACCGACGCCTGACGGCTACCGGGCGGCCTCGAGGGCCTTGTACTCGCTCTTGTACAGCTTCGAGAACTCCGCCGCGTGCCTGTGCGCGAGGACTATCAGCGAGCGTCTGCGCGCCTCGGCCCTCATGCGGTTCTTCATCCTCTGCTCGGCGAGCCGCTCGGCCTTCTCGTCCGGCGGGAGCGGCCTGCGCCCGCGCTTGCTCACGCCAGAGGCGAGAATCTTTTCATATTCGGTCTTTTCTTTTTTCCTAGTCACTATTCATTCCTTTCGTGATAACTATTTGAATACACCCTACCCGGAATCCCCGGGAATGCCAACCCCTTAGGTCTTGCGCGTCCCGGGGAACGGCCCTAGGTTTGGGGCGTGGCAAATGACGAAACGGGCACCCCGGCGGGCATGGCGGACAGCGGGCTCCTCCCGCCCGTCAACGTCTTCGGCCAGCGCTGCGACGAGTGCGGCAAGCCCATCAGGCTCTTCAACGAGGACGCCCGCAGGGACGAGTCGTCGTACAAGCAGGTGGTCAACGGGATCTGCCTCGACTTCTCGGGCGGCTACGACGAGTTCAACGACCTGTGCGGCCAGTTCGCCTCGGGCGAGGACTACGTGGACGGCTACGTCGCGCTGTGCCACGACTGCACCATGCTCATCTACTCGGCCCTGCCCAACGCCACCGCGAAGTTCGGCCTCAGGCTGCACACGCCCGAGCCGGGCGACAACGAGAAGCCGTGCTGCCGGTGGTCGTGGACGCTGAGGAGGATCGGCGACCAGCTCAGGCTGTTCATCCCCAACGAGACGGCGGACGCCTGGGTCGAGGCGCCGTCTGACTAGCCCCCCGACCGACCCCGCGACGAGCGCCAGGATGCGCCTCGTGAGGACGAGGGGCACCCGGCCCGAGCGGGCCGTCGCGTCGCTCCTGAGGGCCTCGGGGATCCGCTACAGGTCGAACCTGAGGGGGATGCCGGGCACGCCCGACTTCGTGCTGCCCGAGGAGCGGGCCGTCATATTCGTCCACGGGTGCTTCTGGCACGGGTGCCCGAGGTGCTTCAGGGCCCCAAAGCGGAACAGGGCGTGGTGGCTGCGCAAGATAGAGGCCAACCGCCGCAGGGACGGCAGGAACGAGCGCAGGCTCCGCAGGGCGGGCTGGCGGGTGATGACGGTCAGGGAGCACGACCAAATTTCACGGACGGCGCGGCGCCTTTCCACATTCCTTGGTGGAGCGTGCGACGGACGCCTCCACCGCCACTCGGGTAGATCCGGGCGACCCCGGAAAGGCTGAGTAAGCCGGGTCCCCGCCGGAACCCCCAAAGCGTTTTTTTTTTTTTTCGCGGGCGTCCTCGGATAGATCCGAACCGAGGGCGACGACCCCTAGGTATTACCGAGGGCGTCGAGCACCAGCCGGTCGTACGAGCTGAACGTCTCGGCGAACACCTGCCCGTCGGCTCCGTAGAACTCGGTCCTCAACCCGGTCCCCGTCGCCGTCAGGACGATCGACTCGCCCGACTCCGGGTCCAGCGAGAGCCCGACGAACAGCTCCGCCACCGCGGGCGAACCGGGAACCGCGCGGAAGACGAGCTGCGACCCAGCCCCCGAATCCCGCAGTCCGTCCATCGCCGACGATCCTACAGCCCAAAGGCCGGGAGTGCCAAGGGAGGGACTCGAACCCTCACGCCCTCGCGGGCGCCAGCTCCTAAGGCTGGTGCGTCTGCCGATTCCGCCACCCCGGCTCCCGACAGATCCTAGCCGGCCGTCGGATAAATCAGAACCGACCCGGGCCGCGCGCACCGCCACGGGCCTGCGCACCCCGAGAGGGGTCGGGCGAAAAGTTTGGCGCACCCCCCTGTGTCGCCTGCGTGTCGTGCGTGTCGTGTGTCGCCTGCGTGTCGTGTCGCCTGCGTGTCGTGTGTGTGTCGTGTGTGTGTGTCGTGTGTGTCGCCTGCGTGTCGTGTCGTGTCGCCTGCGTGTCGCCTGCGTGTCGTGCGTGTCGTGCGTGTCGCCGTGAGCGTGTCGTGTGCGTTGCGTGTGCCTGTGTGTCTGCGTTGCGTGTGTGCGTTGCGTGTCTGCGTTGCGTGTGTGCCGTCTGCGTTGCGTGTGCCTGCGTGTGTGCTGTGTGTGTGCCTGCGTGTGTGCTGTGTGTGTGCGTTGCGTGTCTGCGTTGCGTGTGTCTGTCTGTGTCTGTGTGCCGTGTGTGCTGTGCCGTGCGTGCCTGCCCCCTGCCCCCTGCCTGCGTGTGGCGTGTGTGGCGTGTGCTGTGCGTGTCGCCCTGCCCTGCCTGCCCTGCCTGTGTGTCGCCCTGCCTGCCTGCCCTGCCTGTGTGTCGCCCTGCCTGCCTGCCTGCCCTGCCCTGCGTGTGTGTCGTGCTGTCGTGTCGTGTGGTGCTGTCGTGCCTGCGTGTCGTGCTGTCGTGTCTGTGTGTCGCCCTGCCTGTCGCCTGTCGTGTGTCGTGTCGCCCTGTCGTGCTGTCGCCTGTCGTGTCGTGCTGTCGCCTGTCGTGCCGTGTGTCGTGTCGTGCGCCCTGTCGTGTGGTGCTGTCGTGTGTCGCCCTGTCGTGCTGTCGTGTCGTGTGGTGCTGTCGCCTGTCGTGTCGTGTGTCGTGTCGTGCGCCCTGTCGTGCCGTGTCGTGCTGTCGCCCTGTCGTGCGCCCTGTCGTGTCGGTGCGCCGTGTCGGTGCGCCTACCGTGTCGCCGTGTGGTGCGCCTATGCCTGCCGTGCGCCTGCGCCTATGCCTGCCGTGCGCCTGCGCCTGCCGTGCGCCTGCCGTGTGGTGCGCCTGTGCCTGCGCCTGCCGTGCGCTGTGCTTGCCGAACACTCGTTCGCCCCTCTGTGGTGCGCCCGAAACGATACTTGGCGTGTCCTAGTTATGTCGCTAGTGTGTTTTGTTTTAAAGTTGTCCCACCCACCGAGAGCCTCAACCTTCGTGAGACCCTTCGCCTCGCTCGCCTCGCTGAGCGTCTGCCCGTTTCCCGTTTCCGTTTCGGTTCGCCGTGCCGTTTCGTTCGTGTTATTGACTTGACGGTTCACCTCGTTCTGCCCGAACTGTGTGAGCGTGTCGGTGCGTTGCGTGTCGCTCGCTACCTGCGTAGCACCTCGCCACGCTGGGGTCGCTCGTGGCGCAAGTGGTGAGCAAGGTGCGTCGTGCGTTGCGCTCGCCGTTCGCCGTTGCGTAGGCGTTGCGTCTCTCGCCGTGTGCGTGTGTCGCCGTGTGCGTCTCTCGCCGTGTGCGTCTCTCGCCGTGCGTCTCTCGCCGTGTGCGTCTCTCGCCGTGCGTCTCTCGCCGTTCGCCGTTGCGTAGGCGTTGCGTCTCTCGCCGTGCGCCGTGTGCGTGTGTCGCCGTGTCTCGCCGTGCGCCGTGCGTCTCTCGCCGTCGGCGTGTGGTGCGTCGTCGTCGTCGCCTGCGTTGAGTGGGCTGACGATATCGCTCGCCGTTGAGCGAGTGCGCTAGTGGTGCGTGTGCGCCACGATACGCCGTGCGTCGGTGAGCGTCGCCGTGCGCCGTGCGTGTCTCGCCGTGCGTCGCCGTGCGTTGCCGTGAGCGTCGCCGTGAGCGTCGCCGTGTGCGTGTCGCCCTGCGTTGCCGTGTGCGTGTCGCCCTGCGTGTCGCCGTGTCTCGCCGTGCGTTGCCGTGTGCGTGTCTCGCCGTGTGCGTGTCTCGCCCCGTGTCTCGCCGTGTGCGTGTCTCGCCCTGTGTCTCGCCGTGTGCGTGTCTCGCCCTGTGTCTCGCCGTGTGCGCTCGCCCTGTGTCTCGCCGTGTGCGCTCGCCCTGTGTCTCGCCGTGTGCGCTCGCCCTGTGCGTGAGCGTCGCCTATGGGTGCGCTCGTCGCCGTGTGCGCTCGTCGCCGTGTGCGTGTGCCGTGCGTATCGGTGAGCGTGTCGCCGTGTGTCGCCCTGTGAGTGTGTCGCCGTGCGTTGCCGTGTCTCGCCGTGCGTCGGTGCGTGTCGGTGAGCGTGTCGCCGTGCGTCGTTCGCCGTCGTCGTTCGCCGTCGCCGTTCGCCGTGCGTCGTTCGCCGTGCGTCGTTCGCCGTGCGTCGGTGAGCGTCGCCCTGCGTGTCGCCGTGTGTCGTTCGCCGTCGCCGTGTGTCGGTGAGCGTCGGCGTGAGCGTCGGCGTGTGAGCATCACGGGTCGCCTATGGGTGCGCCTGCCGTGCGTAGGCGTGTCGGTGCGCCGTGCGTGTGCCGTGCGTGTCGGTGAGCGTGTGGGTGCGTCGGTGCGTATCGCCCTGCGTCGCCGTGCGCCGTGCGTATGCGTCGGTGCGTGGGTGCGCCGTGCGTGGTGCGTATGCGTGGGTGCGCCGTGCGTGTGTCGGTGCGTGTCGGTGTCGGTGCGTGTCGGTGTCGGTGCGTCGCCGTGCGCTCGTCAGTGCGTCGCCGTGCGCTCGTCGGTGCGCCCTGCGTCGGTGCGCCGTTGCCGTGCGTGTGTCGTGCGTGTATCGGCTCGCCGTGCGTCGTGCCGTGCGTCGCCGTTGCCGTGTCGCCGTGCCTCTCGCCGTGTCGGTTCGTGCGCCGTGCGTGTCTCGTCGTCGTGCGTGTCGCCCGTCGTGCGTGGGGTTCACGGTGCGCCGTCGTGCGTGTCGCCCGTCGTGCCGTTCGCCCGTCGTGCCGTTCGCCCGTCGTGCGTGTCGGTGCGTTGCCGTATCCGTTGCCGTGAGCGTGTCGCCGTGAGCGTGTCGGTGCGTGAGCGTGTCGCCGTGAGTGCGTTCGTCGTGCGCCGTCGTGCGTAGTGCGCCGTCGTGCGTCGTGCCGTGCGCTCGTCGTGCGCCCTGCGCTCGCCGTGCGTCGTGCCGTGCGCTCGTCGTGCGCCGTGCGCTCGTCGGTCGTCGTGCGCCGTGCGTGAGCCTCACGGGTGGCACGGGGTCGCCCGTCGTGCGTGTGCGTCGCCCGTCGTGCGTGTGCGTCGCCGTGTCGGTGCGTGTCGTATCGCCGTGCGCCTGCGTGTGTCGTCGTGCGTCGCCGTGTCGGTGCGCCTGCCGTGCGTCGTGCGTCGCCGTGAGTGCGCTCGCCGTCGTGTCGCCACGCCCTGCGCTCGCCGTTCGTCGGTGCGTCGCCGTTCGTCGGTGCGTCGCCGTTCGTCGGTGCGTCGCCGTTCGTGCCGTTCGTGCCGTTCGTGTGTGTGCCGTGTGTCGGTTCGCCGTGTGCGTGTGCGTCGTCGTGCGTCGGTCGGTGTCGCCCGTCGTGCGCCGTGCGTGAGCCTCACGGGTGGCACGGGGTCGCCGTGTGTCCGTCGTTGCGTCGGTGCGTCGTGCGTGTGTCCGTTCGCTCGCCGTGTCCGTTCGCCCGCCGTGTTGGTGCGCTCGCCGTGTCGGTGCGCTCGCCGTGTCGGTGCGCCGTCGGTGCGCTCGCCGTGTCGGTGCGCCGTCGGTGCGCTCGTGTGTCTCGCCCGTCGGTGCGCTCGTGTGTCTCGCCCGTCGGTGCGCCGTGCGCCCGTCGTGTCGTGCGTCGCCGTGTCGGTGCGCTCGCTCTCCCTGCGTGTGCGCCTCTCTGCGTCGCCCTGCCGTGTCGTGCGTGTGCGCCCGTCTTGTTGGTCGTGCGTCGCCGTCTGCCGTCGTGCCGTGCCTCTCGTCGCCCTGCGACCCTCACGGGCGACACGGGTGCGCCCGTCGTGTTCGTCGTCGGATACGACTGAGCCTCGCCACTCTGCGCTAGGTGCGCTCGGTAGCGAGGCTCGTCGTGCCGTGCTAGACGGTCATCAGGTGTCGCCCGTCAAGTTCCCAGACGCTCAGCCAAGTCGTTGCTATCAACTTCGCCTGCGCCTCGGTCTGGCAGGGGATAACGACTATGTGAGTGTCGCTACTGTCCCCCGTCGGACTGCTTATCCATATCTCAACGGTGTCGCCGTTGGTTATCACCGTGCGAGGCGTTCCCTTCATCACGGTTATCGGTCGGTTCGTGTTCATCTTCACCCCCTTCTCCCTTCTCTGGTGGGGTTCTCCCCACGAACGCAACACTAGCGACATTTGTGAGACAAGTCAAGCACCCTCGCACCCCCCCCCGAACGGTGCGCCTGCGCCTGCCGTGCCGTGCCGAGGGCTCACGGGTGGCACGGGGTCGCCCGTGTCGCCCACCCTCGCCCGTCGTGTCGGCTCGCTCGCCCTGCCTGGGGTGTGCGCTCGCCGTGCGTCGTCTGGTCGGTGCGTGGTGCGCCCCCCGTGCCCGTCGCCCGACGCTTTTACGCCCCCCCCCTTGTGGTCGCCCCCCTGTGGTCGCCCCCCTGTGGTCGCCTGCGACGAGCCTGAGACACGAACGCCCCTAGCCCGACCGAGCCACGGGTGGCACGGGCGAGGGTGCTTGACTTCCGACGGCGAACGCCCTATCGTGAGGGTGTGGGGCGAACGCCCCGAGAAGGGGAGACAGATATGAGGCAGTCATCAGCGTCAGGGAGGTATCGCACGACGGTCGTGCCGTTCGGCGTGTCGTTGCGCCGTGCGCTCGTCGTGGGCGCACTCGCCGTCGTGGCGTGGGGGGCGCACGACCTGCTCGGTGCGAGCCCGTCGTTCGTGTGCGACGCCACGCCCGTCGTCGCCGAGGAGGGCGACACGCTCTGGGCGATCGCCGAGGCGAGGTGCGACGGCGACATACGGCTTGCGACCGACGAGGCATACCGTGCCTTCGGCTCGCTGTCGGTGGGCGAGTTGGTGGCTATGCCCGAGCGTGAGGGCTGTCGCTTGGTCTTGGTCGGTGCGCCGTCGCCCGAGCCGAGGCAGGACTGCCGATGAGGGCACGAGCGAGGTCGCTGACCCTCACGGGTGCCACGGGCGTGATGTTCGTCGCCCACTCGCTGTGGGTCGTCGTCGGCGCCGTGATGTCCGTGGTCGGCTCGCTGTCGTGGCTCACCTACTTCGGCGTCGGCTTGCTGTCGTGGCTCGCCCTTCGGGGTGCGCTGTCGCTCGCCGAGAGGGCGCTGTCGGAATACATCGGCACGATCGTCGGCGACCGAGCCGAGTGGGACTAGGGGCGCACCACGGGCGCCACGGGCTCGCCCCTGCGATCAGTCGCCGTCCGAGCCCCCCACGAAACTCTTGGTCTCGAACCCGCGCTCCACCATCGCTATCGTCAGGGCGTCGTAGAACAGAACGCCCATACCGTCCCTGGGCGCATCCCACCCCACGGGGAGTGCGAGAGCTTTGGCGAAGAGCAGGGGATACATCCCCTCGTGCCCGACCACGCGCTGGCGGCCTGGGACGAAGTTCTCCTCGTCCCACACGAGCGCCTTCGGCACGGCGTAGCTGTAGGGCTTCGTGACGAACGAGACCTCCTCCCCGACGACATGGGTCACGGTGATCGCCTCCTTGATGTGGGCGTTGCCCCTGGCGAACTCGTTCGCGAAGTCCCTCCCCTTCGTCTCGAGCGGCTCGTCGGAGACGTACCCCTCGGCGACCATCGTTATCTCGTCGGCGCCCCAGCCCTGCCGGAGTATGGCCGCGGCCTCGGAGACGGCGAGGAACCTGACGTCGGGCGGCATCCGCGCCATGGCGTCGGTCATTCTCGTCACCGCGGCCAGCCGGTCGGAGCGCCAGCCGTAGAGCACCTGGTTCATGTCCTCGCCTATGCCGAACTCCTTGACGCCCTTGCTCTTGGTCTCGACGGCGGCACCGAGCACGAGCGCCAGCTTCATCATCCGACCCTCGTAAAAGACGTCCATGCCCCAATGGTAAATAAGCCACGGGTGCCCACGGGGAAGGGGTTCCCCTACGGCGACCCCGGGTTGACTAGCGTGTTCGCCATGGCACAGAAAAAGAAAACAACCAAGAAATCAACCAGCGCAAAGAAGCCAGCCGTTAGCGCGGCTCCGAAGGCGACGCCCAAGGTGGAAGCACCGAAGCCCGTCTCCATTCCGAGCACGCCGCCACCGGCACCGGTCTTGACGCCGAAGAAGAAGAAGAACTTCCTCAGGCGCCTGCTCGGCTTCTAACCTCGCCTAGCGAGGAAACGCCCTGTAGGCCGTGCGCAGTATCCGCACGCCCTCGCTCGAGATGCGGTAGCAGTACGAGTCGCCACGGGCGGACATCGGCAACCTCCTCATCGCCGAGAAGCTCGCCGGGCTCTTGACGAGAACGCCCGCCGTCGTCAGGCGGTCAAGGGCGTCCCTCGCCTCGCTCACGCTCCCGAACCCCGCGTCCATGGCGCACAACTGGTATGCAAAGGTCGGCACCTCCGCCCGCCTCGACAGGATGAACAGCGACGCGACAAGCAGCCTGCGGTCGCCCGCCACCGCGTCCGCGCCTGCGCACCCCGTCGCGATCAAGCCTGCTCCGCCCCGCCCCCGTCCGTATCGGGCTCGGCGGTTCGGTTGCCCTTGCCCAGCAGGTCGCTCATCGTCGCGTTCAACTGCTCCAGCAGGGCGTTCGTCTTCTCCATGAGCTGCTCCACGCTCGTCAGCAGGACGATCGTCTGGACGGCGAGGTTGCCCTGGTCCTCGTACTGGGAGCGGAGGTCCCGGGTCACCTTCCTGTAGAGGCGGTCCTGGCGCCACGGGTCGTTCTTGTCGAACGGTTCGTCGACGTAGCCCGCCATCAGGACGACGCCATCCCCGCGAGCTCCCTCGCCAGAATGCGGTCGAACGAGACCTGGAGCTGGGCGTGCCAGCGGGCGGCGTCCATCATCAGCGCCTGCATGACGACGAGCTCGGGGGGCAAGC